TCAAACGGATATAATGATGACGCTCTATGGTCAGGCGGAGACGAATCCGAAGATGCTTGCGCTCCGATTTACGACATGGGAGTTCAATCCGAGATTCAAACTCGAAGACTACGAGGATGAATTGAAGCGCGAGCCACTAGCTTTCTGGAGAGACTACGGATCAACGCCAATGGCTGGAAGGATGCCATTTCTTCCGAATCCGGATATTGTTCCGTTCGATAGTGGCATACCAAACAACCTTGAGTTGCTCGCTGAAGGTCTTTCGACTCGATTTAATCGTGAGGCATCTTACGTTCTAGCTGGTGACCCAGCTATTCGGCACGATGCATTCGGTCTAGCACTCGTGCATGAAACTACTCCTGGAGAATACGTATGCGACGGCCTCTTCAGGTTCAAACCAAGTCGAGGTATTGACTTATCACCTGTCGAGGTGAAGAATTTCGTCTTGAAAGTTCTGGATAGTTGCAATGTCACAGATGTCGTTTTCGATACGTGGAACTTTCCGGAATTACAAGAGGAAATACGCCTCAGGGGTGTCCTCGTGCATAATCATATCGTTAGGAAAGAAGATTACGATCGATTTAAGGAGCTCGTTTACCGTCGGAGTATTCGAATCTGTGAGTATCCAATTCTAAGACAGGAGCTCGAACAGCTCCAGATAGTCAATGTCCGTCGAGTCGACCATCTACCTGGTGGCTCGAAAGATGTTGCAGACGCTTTGATGAATGCTCTTTGGTGTATAATTGAATCTACACCCAGATCAGTACCATTAAACGTCGTAAAGGTGTTTTAGTTGTCAGTTGTTCGGAGATTGTTTAGGACAAGGCTTGAGGAGCGGATTACGACTCCGCTACCGTTAATAAGTCCGCTAACGCTACAATTTCCCGCTTTGATGCCGCTACGAGACATTATCAATAAGCTGAGTCAAGTTAAAAACAAACACGAGCTGTATCGAACACTGAAGGAGATCGATCCGGAACTCTACGGGGCAATCGACAGAATTTCGAAGATGGTTCGTTATTCGTATCAAGGAGTCTACGTTCACGTCGGGCACGAACTTGACGAGAGGGAACAGAGACTACAAGACATTGCTAGGAAGTTCGCCGAAGAGCACGATTTCAAAGCGAAATTCCAGTCGATTGCCGAGCATTTACTCACTCACGGAGACTACGTCGCTTTGACGAGGTTTCGAAACGGGTTGTCAATATACCAAGTGTTGCCAATTGAGTATTTGACGATACTTGAAAGAGAAGACCAGCTGATGAATAGCTCTGCCCAAATCTTTAAAGCGAACCTGTATGTTCTTAACGAAAATCGCACAGATATTCGCCAGATCTATAGCGCAGACGAGATTCTACATATCTCATTAAACAAAGAAGCTTCAACAGTGCGAGATCTCCTCGGGCGATACACATTCGGTGTTTGGAGCGTTAGTCCGATTGAAGCGCTGAAGGTGAAATTACTCTGGAAGCTATCAACTATTTATAACGATATTCTCGTCAGACAGAAACTTGTTCCGAGAGAACACCACAAGCTTGACTTATCTGCGTTTGATCCGAGATTCTTCTCCGGAAAGACGATGAAAGAGAAATTCGAGAACGCAAAGGCTGAAGCTGAGAAATTCCTCGACGACTACAAAACAGAGATCGCAAAGATTAAGGAGCCGGATAAAAGCTACATCACTTCTAAAGAAGTCGAAATTGACTTCGTCGAGCCGGCAAAAGTTACCTACGTAGATCCGAATGCTCTCCTTGAACAGATCGATCAATCGATATTTTCCGTCATCGGCCCCGTTGAGACCGCGGTAACTGGAAGAGGAAGACGAACGTTCGCAACAGAGCTGATTGTTGCGTCGTACGCTGTCCTCTGTGCTGAAACGTTAGCCGATATCATTAAGAGGGCTCTACTACAGCTCGTCAGGAAACATATTCGACTCGCGCATCCAGAGTTCACTGAAGACGATCTGAAGAAGCTCGACATCAAGATACAGCTAACGTTAGACGTGCTACGAGGAGAGATCGTAAGACAAGTTGCAGTACTATCGCAACTCGGACTTTTCACGTCTGACGAACTTCGGTCACTACTCGGTTTCGAGCCGTTAACTGAAGAACAGATGAAGCGGGTGGTTGGCAAGTTCTCACCCGGTCGTCACGGAGAATTTGTGCAGACGCCATCTGACGTTGCAAGAGACTTCATAAGACGGCGTGCGCCAGTTGGGGAGCCGATAACTCCAGAGAGCCGTCGTGAGAGGCAACGAACATGAGACTCGACGTCGGATGCGGAGCAAATCCACAAGGTGACGTCAACGTGGACCTCTATCCGATCAATAGTCCGGACCACTGTAAAGTGAAGTACGTCGGCTCCGACCACCCGAATTTTGTTCGTGCAGATGCTCATCACCTTCCGTTTCGAAACGATCTCTTCGACGAGGTTCTACTCGACAACATTCTCGAGCATTGTCTTCGACCGTTTGATACACTTGTTGAGGCTTGTCGAGTAGCTACTAATGTAATTAATATCTTTGTTCCAGCTACAGAATATTCAGACGAACTCACACCTGGTCATATTTGTTCTTGGACACAACACTCGTTGTTGCATTTACTGAATCTGCTATCCGGTAATGTCAAAATCGAAAAACTACCTCATCCATCATCCGGATTGATGCAGATTCGTGCTGTGATGCGAGTTGACTCATAAGACGATTCTCGCTGGATACTGTATTTTCAACGAAGCTGTTCACATCGGGAAGTCGATCGAATCGATTTACGATCACGTTGATCGGATAATCGTTATCGACGGCCCCTACATCGGATTTCCACATAACTCGTTGAAGTCCACTGATGGAACTCGAGAGATTGTTCGATCGTTTGGATCGAAAGTCGAGCTCGTTGACATTCCGTTTCCCTTGGAACAGTGGGCAAAACGATCGATGATGTTTGGTTACAAGGCTGATTGGTACTTCTGGATCGATGGAGATGAGATAGCAGTCGGAGACGTTGGAGAAGGAATGGACTTCGTTCGTCGATCGAAAGACGAAGTCCTCAGAGTAAAGATGCGACTCTGGAATCCTCCAAGTAATCCTGCTGAGTGGTGTATCGAATCGATTCGTCAGAAGGGCTACTATGAGGTTGCGTATCCGAAATTCTTTAGGTGGCAACCAGGCCTTCACTTTAGTGGATATCACAATGTCGTTCGCGATATTAATCGTAGATTGATCTCTCCGAGGGGCGGATTCAAGACTGTTCCTGGATTTGTTCTCGAGAATCGAGATTTCGAACGTCCCATCGAGTGGGAGTTGAAGAAGCAGCAGTATCTTCGATTTAAGTCCGCGCACAGCGGTAAACATTTCGCATTTGAATACTGTTAGGTGATCTCATGAGAATCACATTCCTCGGAACGAAAGGGGAAATCGAAGAGTGGTCTCGAATCCATAAAAAGCACTCAGCTATCGTAGTCGAATATAGGAATACTCGTCTCTTGATCGACTACGGTGAAAGACTCGGTCCGATCCTCAACAGGGTTAAGCCGACTCACATTCTCCTCACTCATGCACACAAAGATCACTCGTTCGGTTTCCTCGATGAGAAGGAAGAGGGTATCGACGTCTACATGCTACAGCGAGTTTGGGATTCGTTGGAGCCAAAGGTTAAGGAGAAGCTCGACCATAAGCACCTCTATATGAACAGCTGGCAACGACTAGGCGATCTCGAAGTCTACGCATTTCCCGTGAGCCACTCAATTAACTATCCAGCTAACGGATTCAAGATTCGAAATGACTCGACGATATGCTACGTGCCAGATGTTCTCTCGATTACGAATCGTAAGTTGATTCTCCGGGACGTCGACGTCTACATCGGTGACGGAGCTTACATAACCGACAGACCAGGAAGAGTACGTCGACACAAGGGAACGGGTCGACCATTTGGTCACGCACTCATTCGAGATCAAGTTCGATGGTGTGCAGAATCCGATGTGAAGACTATCATCTTCACTCACTTCGGTAAAGAGCCGGTTGAGAACCCGGATAAGTTGAGAAAGCACTTCACCGAACTCGAGAAGGAGTTCAATGTTAAGATAATCGAGGCGAAAGACGGTATGACGATTGATACTAAGCGACTTGGAACTCCGGGAATTTACCTTGTTCCACCACACGCCAGAATGATAGCGGAGAAAAAGAAGACTTTAATCGTAAGTTCTCGGACAGCCCCGAAACAATATCTGAATGTTCCGTTGCACTTTATCGAGGCAGACAAGTCTTACGGCCTCATCAAGATTACGAACGTGAGAGGTCCACTCGATGCTAACTTTGTTCGGAAACATCTTCGCGACCGACATCAAGTAACCGACAAAGAGTGGAAAGAGTGGTGGGCGAACATTCCACGAGTTTACGTCTACGAATTTGAGATCGTTCATGTATGGGATGAACCGGTTCCAGTGGAAGTTCCAAGAGGAGTCCAGAAATGGATTCGATCTGTTAAAATTTTACTCGAGAGGAGGAAGCCAGAATTGATCCAAGAGAAAATACTCGAACTATTCAAATATGTCAAGGAGAAAGTTGACCTTCGCCAATTCACAGATTCAGTCTGGCTTCGCGACGAGGAATGGTACGGAAAGAAAGTTTGTCCGACCCGAGAACATGAATTCTTGATGGTTCTCAGTTGGGCACATCGTCCAGATGAGCAGCAACTAGCGATGTACCATAAGGTTCGTGCACACTATGAGAAACTCGGAAAGAAGTTTCATCAACTTACAGAATCGGAGATTAAGGAGTTTCCGTATCAAGTCGAATGGCAGTTCCGTTTTCTCAAGAATACAGTGTCTTATTTGAAAGCGACGAGCCAGACGTTTAGTGAGTTCTCCGAGAAGTTACTTGATTTGACACCGCTCGAGATCCGACGAATCCTTATGGACGTTGTCGGTGCGAAGACATCAAGCAAGATAGTCGAGTGTTTCATGCGAGATTATCTTAAAGTGAAAGCATTCCCGATCGATTTCCGTGTTGAAGCTGTTCTTAAGAAGTTCGGTATTCCGATCGATAGCGAATTAATTATCTCGTATTGTTCGATGCTAGACATTAGTCCAAAGGTGTTGAACAGGGCCTTGTATAGCGTATCTGAGCGTCTGCTGATTAAGCCAGTTGACGTTAAGAAGGTAATTGAAAAGCCCGAGCTTGTCAAGGAATTCTCGGATGAGAAGCTTTGGGATGATCACAGAATCTGTCATATGTGGGCAGGACAGAATTGGAAGACTTTACCTAAAGAGCTTACTAAAGAAGAGGTGAAGAAGTTTCACGACTTACTAGCAAAGGAGATGGAGCGTCGTGGATTTGACCATCGTACACCGATCGAACTTGAAGGCATTGACTCGGTTGTCTCGGAGCGGACCGAGCCTTCTATATTGCAAGGTGAGTTACAGCAATCGATAGACGATATTGGTAGAGCAGCCAAACAGCCTTCGCCATATGCGCCAATTCATCGATACGGCGAGAAACTTGGACGGAAGATCGACATTGAGGAAATTCTCAGATCGTATGAGAAGCCGATCATCTTAAAGAGAGGTTACATCAAGCTGGTTGGCGGTCTTGCAAATTGGGGTGAAACAGAAGGTGACATTGACTTATTCATCGGCGATGTCGAATACACGCCATCGATTCATCAGCCAGTAATCTTCCGGCTCGGTAGAGCTCTTCCACCAGACATCTCTGAGAGGGCCCAGTATCACTTCTCTGGTGACTACGGACTTCCATTTACTTCGTATGTCGACTTGTATGATCTCGTCCTTATGCCGGCGGAGACTCGTTCACTAATTCGTCTTGAAGAATATGCTCCTCGAATCAAGATTCTACGTGATGAACAAGCAAAGAAGGAAGCACAGAAGTCATATGAGGAGGACGCAGTCAAACCTCTCAGATTCGTTGTTCCATTGAAAGGCTATCGTGCTTCTTATCGGTTCGCTGATCTCGTTCCCGAAGTTGTCGAAACATGGTTCAAGAGAGAAGCGTATCCGATCTACGCTCAGAAGAAATACGACGGCATTCGTTTGCTATTGATGAAAGACGAAAACAAAGTCGTCATTCGGACTGACGACGGTGAAGACGTTACTAAGCGATTCCCGTCGATCGTGAAACTCTCACAGAAGATCTTACCCCGGACTTGTACGATTGACATCGAGGCTGAATTGTGGAGGGAGAAGAAACATCTCCCGAGAGAGGAAGCAGCTGGCTACGCACATGCTAAGACACCACCTGATGATAGCGGTTTCGTTTTCAACGTCTTCGACATCATTTACTTCTACGATCCGAAGTTTGAACACCACGAACTACCTGGCGACGTCGGCGATCTTCACAAGGAACCATACGAGCTAAGACTTCGTTACTTGAAGCTGATTGACTGGCCTCAATCGACAGACGATATTCCTAAAACTCCGAGCTTTAATCTCACTCCGACTATCACTGCTGACAATCCAAATGAGCTAATCAAGGCTATCAAGAAACTCTCCGAAGCGATAGCATCAGAAGGGGCTGTAGTGAAATCATCGAAGCATTACTACGAACTCGATGGATTGACCGAACATTGGTTGAAGTTTAAGAAGATGGCAGAAATCCACGCAATCGTTCTGAAGAGCATTGAAACGAAGACGAAAGGTGTCTTCAATCTCCTCCTAGGAGTGAGAGTCCCAGCAGGGTGGAAGATTCCTGAAAAGCACCTTGCGGAAATTGACGGTAAGAAGTATGTTGTAATCGGTAAGACATTTAACGTGAAGGGGTACAAGAGACCTGGGACAATAATCACTGTCTCGTTCCATACTCTCAACCATTACATCGATACCGAGACAGGTGAACAATGGATCAAGATTTATGAACCGAAGTTCATCGAGATCCGACCGACACAGAAGACTCCGGATTCTGCTACAGAAGCTATCAAAATCGCGCACGACAAGGAACTCCTAACGATCAAGCGTCTCGCAATCTCTCGTCTACCGATGGATGATAAGCCTCACGAAGCAGTTATGCAGCATCACTACAGAGACGAATTCGAGAACCTGCTACCGAAAGACATCGGCGAACCTGGTAGCCCGTGGTATGAGAAAGCTCTCGACGAATTGATCACTCAGCTTTACGAATCCGGTCTTCTCCGTAGAGTTGCTCTTGGTCGATCGGTTCATATCGATCTCCGAATCAAAGTTGGAGATCATCTCGAAGGTTTCACAATAATGGATGCGAAGCCAGGCGCTATCAAGGAGCCAGTAACTTCCGTTCAGCAAGCTAAGCAACTGGAGAAGGACTGGGATAAGTACTTCAAGATAACGAATGATCCTCAGACTTACATCGTTTCTCCAAGACGGAAGCTGTGGGTTGAACTGAAGAAACCAGAGCCAGTTGAATGGCTTACTGTCGAACGAGTAGTGGAACCGGGCGAGATAGGTGCCACGAAATACGAGTTCGGCGTCTTCAGTATAATCG